ATATATGGGTGTAGATTTTAACGTAGACCCTTTATGTGGGGTATGTGCGGTAAAACATAATGAAAATTTGTATGTTTTTGATGAGATTATATTGAGGGGAGGAGCTACGACATGGGATTTTGCAGAAGAAGTTGTAAATAGATATGGAGTAGATAGAAGAGTTATTACATGTCCTGACCCTACAGGAGGCGCACGAAAAACCAGTGGAGTAGGTTTAACGGATCATACAATTTTAAGGAGGAGTGGATTTACGGTATCGAGCCCGCGTGCACCGTGGAAGATAAGAGATAAAATTACTGCTGTGAATACAGCTTTATATGATGCTGCTGGTGAAAGGAGAACGATTATCCATCCTCGATGTAAAGAATTAATAAAAGCACTTCGTACGTTAACTTATGCACCGAATACAGGAATGCCAAATAAGAACTTGGGTGTGGATCATGCTTTTGATGCTTTTGGGTATTTATGTTTACAACAGTTTAATTTGGCGAAACCAGAGACATTAGGGCAAACTGCGTTTAGAATATATTAAGAGTTTCTTTTTACTATGGGCTATGGTTATGGTGGATCAATGAAATCCACACCAAAAAAGAAAAAAAAGAAAAAGAAAACTAAGAAAAAATGAGACGTTTTAGACGGGTGAGACGGGATAAAAAGACGAATGTACCTAGCAAATACCTTGCAGGTGCAAAAAATAAGTCTGCAAAGGCAAAAGAAATCAAAGAAACAGCCGAAAAGTACAAGAAAGGGCAATATATTGACATAAAAGCTATTAACAAATCACGAACAGCCCAAAATGACGACAAGAAGAAAACCTCTAAGCGAAAAAACAAAAGAAACACTACGAAAAAAAGCAGATAAAAGTCGTTTCACCTACGGCCAACTGTCTCAGGTCTATCGAAGAGGACAGGGAGCATATTTATCATCTGGATCGCGTAACGTACCAATGGCAGCATGGGCTATGGGAAGAGTAAATAGTTTCATTTCAGGCAGGGGAGGTGCTAGAAAAGCTGATGCTGATATACTTAGGAAGAAGAAAACCAAGAAAAAATGATTAAAATCACCGATGAAATGCTTGACGCTATTGAAGCAGTTAAAGGCAAGCGTAATCCTGCTCTTTGGGATCCCAGATGTGAACAATATATGAGGAATAACAGTAAAGATACTGTAAAAAAGTCAACTACAAGTTAAAATAATTTCGTGGAGAGGAAGGTTCTGTTAAATTTAAGAACTCTTCAGGGACAACTGAGGCAGTAGTTTCTACAACTGGTTGGACATTAGATACAACAAAAGACACTTTAGATGTAACTGCACATGGAGCGACATCAAGAAGTTTTGTTGGAGGTTTAATTTCTGCATCTGGTACTGTTGACTTTTTATATACAGCAGCTAGTGGTAATGAGACTGCAAACTTATTGGCAGATGTTTTAACTACAGAAGATGCTGGTGATGCACAGTTTGAACTATTTTTAGATACATCTGGAAGTAAAAAAGTAAGTTTTAGTGGG